CTATAAGTGGCCGAAAGATCGGAGTGGACAGCCCAAAAATGATTTCACGACAAATCACGAGAATAGCCATATGCCTGATGGCATCCGGTATGCTATTCATACGTTCCGGCCCCTGCCAATGGAAATTGTTACGCCAAAAAAGTGGGACAAGCCGGGACTCCCGATCATGAGCAAGATTTTCTGGCAGCAGAAGGAACTTTCCGACGAAAAACAGGCCAAAATCGAGCGCTTCCGAAGAACTCCTTTCCATTCCTCCCGAAAAGCGTTATCCTCCCATCACCATGCCTGAATTTCTTGAAAAGAAACTCAAAGCCAAGTACGGACAGAACAGCAAAACGCCATTTAAAATTATGAATTCCATCGGGGCCATGAAGGGTTCGAAAATCACCGCCAAGGGCCAAGCCATGCAGAAAAAACATGAGTCGAAGCGACCTTAAAATCGAGGATGGCGGTTTTCCCGTGTATCGGGCGGCGCAGATTCCGAAGGTCAACGCCATGCGCCGCGCCCGCTCCCTGCCGGATGTTGAAACTCCGATCATTCCCACAAGGGGTCAAGTCCTTTTCGTTACCGCTGAAGAACTTCACAATGAACCAGCCTCCTGCTACAACTGTGTTTTTATGCGGAATGACAGCCGGTGCGCCCTAATTGGTCCTCGTATTCCGATCAAGAAATACACGATGGAAGGAATTCAGTATTGGCCAAAGTGCGGGTTGCATGTCCACGGCATTTCCAAAAACCCTGATTACATGGCTTCCCGTGATCCTGATTATATCGGCCTCACATGGATTAATGCGCCGAAAGTAGGCCAGGAATTGGGCGGTGGTAACTGCGGAGGCTGCGATGGTGGTGATGATTGTGACAATTACATCGTAGACGGAGCGAAGGAAAAATGGGATAGTCCAACTGGAAATTGTAGGGTTTTGCAAACCACTGTTGCATGTGGCGATTCGTGCGCGGTTTGGCAGGACGACGATCAGCTTGACTGGCGACAGGCTATAAAGGCAATTCAGGAACAAAATTGATTATGCCTTGGCGCGAGGCTCAGAAAATCATCAATGGCTGACACTCCCAAGATACTTTCAACTGGATTTTGTGTTTTGAATCGTATCCTACTGAAACTATTACCGGAAGATAAAGATGCGCGTAAAATAATCCTTGAGTTGCAGAATTTGACTTGGGTCAATCCGATGGACTCTGAAATCGAGGAACAGCGAGAACGTATTCGGAATTGGATTCGCAAAGCAGAACGTGAAGGTATGATGTCGAAGGAAGAGGCGGAGACATTCATGCTATGACCAGCACTCCCAAAACGGCGCTCGAAATGCAGATCGAGCAGGAAAAAAAAGAATTAGACGCTGTGCCCAAAGTGCCAATCTCCCACTTCTTCGGCAGTCACGCCCGATGCCACGTCTGCGGGCAACTCGAAAAAGCGGAGGATTTGAAGCCGTTCGACAGAAACAGGAAAGCGTGCCGGAGGTGCAAAGGTGGCTGACACATTCGGGAAGGAAGATCAATGGCAGGAGTACACCCGTGACGAGTTACTTAGTGTCCGCAATTCCCTGCTTTATCTCGCTGGCCTTACTCGGAGTTATACTCCTTCTGCGGGAGCACCAGAACGCAGCGATTCAGAAGGGCCTGATCGACCGGCTCCTCGTCAGTCAGGGACATAATCCTCTCCCGGAAGTTGACATCGTTGGTGACATGACCGGGGAATCCAAGCGTGAGGACATTGCCGAAAAGATCGAAGAAGCGGTCCAGAAGATCAAACGCTCCCGTGTGGCTCCGAGTCCTGTCTCGTTTAAGATTCCCGGAATGCCGCAGCCACGCAGCGGTATGGGTGAAACACGTAAATGAGTAACGCTCCCTCGGGATTAATGGCGGGACTCAGGGGCCTGTTCAAGGGCGCTCCGAAACAAACTCGCTCTCCCCTGGCAAAAACCCAGCGCGATGTTTTTCCGTCCTATCCCGAGCAGGAAGCGCCGGAAAAAAGAATCCTCTGGCTCCTCGATCAGTTCTACTATCAGTCGCAGTATGAGAAATTACAGCTTCATCGTAAGTGGTTCCGAAATCACCTTTTCTATACCGGATACCACGACAACATTCTTTCAGACACAGGGATGTCTTTTGATTCCATCGGTGTTAACCAGGCCGAATACAGCTTCGCAGCCAACGATTATCGTGCTTACATACGATATGGGGCTGCCATGTATGTTCAAACTGCCCCGGAATTCGTAGCCCAGCCAACTTCCGCCGACATTGAAGCGCAAGGCGTGGCCGAAGCCGCCCGAGCCACGCTCGCCATGATGAAGGAAAACATCGGCTATGACGCCGTGCGGGCGATGGAAGCCACAAACCTTCGCATCTACGGCAACTCTTTTCGGTACGCCTACTACTCGGTCGATCCCCGCTACGGGTTCGTAACCGCTCCTGTGTTCGAGGATGTGGAGGTGCAACTTGATGCGGGTTCATGGCAATGCCCGAATTGCGGACTGGGCGGAGAGGGTGTTCAATCTGTTTGCCCTGCGTGTGGCCCATCTGCGCAACTCCCGATTACACAAATCCCTCCTTCTACCGCCACCGTGCCAAAGCTACAAGGCAAAACCGTCTACCCCAAAGGACAGGAAATCTGCGAAGTTGTGTGGCCCTTCGAAGTCTATGTCCGAAGCTCGGTAAAGAATCTCTGGCAGGCCCCGTATCTCCTGCGCGTTCGCATGGTCGATTCTCCATCCCTGCGCTCAACCTTCCCGAAAGCGGACTTCGGCGGGGCGGGAACACTTGCTTACGGGTCAACCGAAACCGTGAACGCTTCTGAGGACATTGGCCTCATCTATCAGCAGGCGATTCCTGAACTTCCAAGCGATCCGACGCAGTATCCCGGCTGGTATGAAAGGGCTGTGACGCAAGCCCAAACCACACTCATTCAAGGCTGGATCAGGCCGAATCAGTATTTCTTCGACAAGGAACTGAGGGGAGAATTTCCCGATGGCATGTACGGAGCGAAAGCCGATGACTGTCTCTTGGAATCCCGTAACGAATCAATGGACGATCACTGGACCCATTTCAAGCATATCCATGTTGAAGGACGTTTTTGGGGCGATGGCGATGACGACCTCTTGCCCGATCAAATGCTTGTCGATGAAGTCGATAGACTTATCCTCCGACATGTCGATTACAATACTCTCCCTGTGCTCCTAGCCGACACGCAAAAGCTCGACAAAAACAACGTCATCAATGACGCTGGATACATGATTGAGGTGAAAAACCTTGGCCAGAGAAATCTCGATCAAGTGGCAAAGTGGTTGCCGGGGGGACAACTTTCGCCTGATGTTTGGAATTGGAGGGGGGCAAAAAAGCAGGACATGCAGTTTCACAGTGGAATATCGCCCGCAAGCATGGGTCAGCATGTGCCGGGGATTGATACTTTCGGTGGACAGCAAACTGCCATTTCTCAGAATCAGCAAATGCTAGGACCTCTCCAACTCATGTACCGCGAAGAAGAAGAAAAGTGGGCGGGGCAAATGACGAAGCTCGCCTGCGAGAACTGGCTCGATGACCGGATTCAGGCGGCAATGGGGAGCAATGGAATATGGGAGTTCAAGAAACTGCGTGGCGAGATGCTGAAACCTGGCTCTTACGTGTGGAAGGCGTCGATCATCCCATTAGACCCAACCAAACAACAATCCTTTACACAAGCGATAGCGGCGGGGGCATTCAATCCGCAACTGCCGCAAGTCGTACAGCGAAAGATATTAGAGTTGTGGCAGTTATCACCCGACTTAAATGATTACAATGAAGATGCCAAAGTCCAGCAAAAAGAGATCGAAGGCGGCAAACAAACCGGCCAGTTCCCGCAACCGATCATGGGCATTCAGAACGATCAGGCCCACATCGCCACCCTGAAACACTGGATGAACTCGGATGACTTCGATGGCCAGCCTCCTCAAGTAAAGGTCGGAGCGCATACGCATTTCATCCAGCACGTACAGAACATGGCCAACTGGATGCAGGTGCAGGGCGCAATGCAGGGAATGCAGGCCGAAGCTGGTGGTCAGCCGCAGCAACAGGGTCAGCAGCAGGGTCAAGGGGGACAAGGGAATCCGAACGAAAACGCGCAGTTCCGGCAGCAGCGAGCGCAAAAAGGGCAACAGGCCAAACCACATACTCCGCAGCCGCCCGGAGGGAATCAACATGCCGTCGGCCCGCGCGGACAGTCTGCGTCCGCGCAACAGAAACGAAGAAACGGACATACGCGATGAAATACCTTGACAGAGGATGTACACTCTAACCGATGGGAACTTCTCCAAGTGTTTCGTTTTCGGAACTGGAAGCTGCTGCAACGCCGCCGAAGCCTGCCGAATCTGCGGCCCCGCCAGCAGCTACGCCGGAAGCACCACCCGCACCTCCGGTCCCCACGTTCACCGAGCAGGACATCCAGACACTTCGCACCTTCAGTGATGCCGGAATCACCATTCAGAACTACGCGCAGCTATTGCAGGCCCAACAGCTTATCAACCGGCTGCCCGACATCATCAAGACGAATCCTCGAATCTTGACCGCCGAAATCGCCAAGGCCGATCCGCAGGCTTACGATAACTTGCTCGAAGCGATTTCCGATGAATGGTACGAAGTGAAGGGAAAGAAGCTCGAACATCAGGCGCAGGGCAATGCGAGCAGCAATGCCCCTTCCACCGACCCACGTATGGAAAACCAACTTGCCTCTCTCAACGCAAAACTTGAAGGATTGATCCAAGACAGGAATCAGGAAAAATCGGCACGCCAGCAAAACGAAATCATGGCGGGATACAACTCCGCGATGGATGGTTTGCTTGCGAAACTACCCGCCGACGTTCCTGAAACCTCAAAGGACTATATCCGCCTGAAAACTCAGGAACTCGTCTATCGGGATCAAGGTGCGCGGGACAGAGTGGCAAAGGGAACTTACGTGGACCTACCGAAGTATTTTGCCGAAGCTTCCGCCAAGGCAACTGCTGACATCAAAGCCTCTGCTGCGAAGGAACATACCTCCCGCGCTGCCGTTGAAACTCGTGCGGGCAAGGAAATCACTCCCGCTGCCGAAGCCGTGAATGGCACGCAGACCGCCCCGAACGAAGATTCCATTTGGGGCGATACCGGGATGATGAAAGACCTTCAGACGGCTCTCAAGGGCCGATAGCAGGGGCCAATAGGCAGGCCCGTTTTGCCGTTTCAATCAGGAAACATTCCTTGGAATAAAGATCGACTTGATCCCAAGTGCGATCCTTCCATACAACCAACTACATACGATCTGGCGTGGGCTGCTGGAGTGTATGAAGGCGAAGGTTATGCTGGTGGGTCTTATGGCCATAATTGGCGACCTTACAGCAAGCACGCAAATAGATGTGCAACATTGAGAATCTGTCAGAAGGACCGATGGATACTCGATAAGTTGCGTTCTTATTTTGGCGGGACCGTGAAATCCATTCACATCAAAAGGGCTACGGTTCCTACTGAAAAGCGTGAATACTTCGTATGGGATATATGGGGGAAACGTGCTCTCGATACAATGGAGAGTTTTTATGGGATGCTGTCACCAAGGCGTCAATCTCAGGTTGAAAAGGTATTAAACGAGTTCCGCCCAAATTGGAAACGAGGATCATATGGGGCAGTTTGATCTCAGTGCGGCGGACCCGATTTTCAAAATAGTTTTCGCTCCAAGAATTGATAAACAATTTAATACCGCCCCTGTCCTCTGGAACGACGTATTTGAGGGCACGGGAACCATGATCTCGAACCGGGGCCTTGAAATCCCCGTTCACATGGCTCCGAACGGCGCACACGCTTGGTACGCTGATGGCGGCGCTCTCCCCGGCGCGGACTCGGAAAAGGTGAATCGCGCCCTCGTAGGGTTCTATTCCTACGCGAAAACGATTGGCTTTACGGGCGCGGCGCTCGATGCCGGTGGCGGTGGCGATGCCACGAACTACGTGAAATCGCTTGCCTTCAACATTCGGAACGGGGTCGTGCAGGCCATCAAGGAACTGAATATGTATTCCTTTCTCGATGGCACAGGCATCCTCGGCAAGATGAACAACACCGTTACGCCATCGACCACCACGAACACCGTTCTCGACGTAACGGGCACGGGAGACGGTGCAAGGTATCTTCGCCCCGGACAGTACATCAACGTCTATACTGGGACGACAACCCCAGTAAAGTTCTCGGCGCAGATTGTCTCGGTCCAGAACACGCTTGGCGCAGCAGGCACCATTCAAAACAGTTCGGCGGGCGGGAACGTCACG